CAAAGACAAAGATCAAGAATTAAACAATATTTAGAAGAAATCTATGTTAGACAAGGAGAATTCGAATATTGTGAATCAGATGATTGCATCGCTTATTACACACAAAACTCCCCTAATGAAAAAAAGATAATCTATTCTTCAGATAGAGATCTAGCACAGTTAGTAAATGAAAATGTAAGCATTTACAACCCAGCTCACAAAAAAGTATACAAAAAGAATGACATGATTGAATATGATCATGAAAACATTCTTATTGAAAATGTAAAACTAGTTAAAATACTTTGTGGAGACCCGTCAGATAATATTTACGGAATTAAAAACTTAGGCATTAAAAGATTAATCTCATTTTTCCCAGAAATGCAGACTCGTCATTTAAGTTTAAGTGAAGTTAGGAATCAAGGTAATTTAATATTTGAGGCTGATAAACATAACAAGTTAATCGCTAATTTTCTTACTGGGGTAACTAAGTTAGGTGTATATGGGGATGAGTTTTTTGATATTAATAATAGAATGGTATGTCTCGATGATCCAATATTGACCTATGAGGCTAAAGAGGGTGTTACTTCTTTAATCACCGAAAAACTTGATTCAGACGGTCGTTCTTATAAAAATGTCATGAAAATGATGACAGAAGATGGTCTTTTCACAGTTTTACCTAAAAGTGATGATGCCTGGATTAAATTCTTAAACCCATTCATGAGATTAACAACAAAAGAAAAAAATAAAAACATAATTAAATTTAAAATTAAATAAAAACTAAGACTTATGAACATTCAAGAACAAAACAAGTTTGAATTTTTACTTACACTAGATGGCAATATCATCTGCCAAAGATTCTTTAACGTTAGGGATTACAATCCTACAACCAGAAAATCTATGGAATTGCATTATGAAGTAAAAAATATTTGTGAAGAAATATCGGAAGATTTGAAAATAAAAAGTTCCGAATACCTTATCGAAAATCAAGGATTTTTTATGAATAATGACTTTGTGGAAGATCCAAAAGAAGCAGAAGAACAATACTTTTTGCTAGAAATTAAGCAAGGAGACGATGTATTTATTCAAAGAATATTCGCAGCACATTACTACCATCCAAAAGTTAGATATGCTGTAGATATTCGACCAAAATTGAGAAGAATTTTGGCAGATTTAACTGAAGTTTTGTCATATGGTAATCCAGAAACGACATATCTTCAGTACCAACTTTAATTTATTTTATATATAATAATTTTATATTATGACCGAAAAAAACTTTGGCCATTTAGGGCAAACGTATCAAATAGAACTACTAAAAACTATTATAGAAGACCGAAAATTCGGTGAAAGTATAGTTGAGGTCATGGATCAAAGCTACTTTGATAATAATGGATTTAAGTTCATTATGCAGAATATTAAGGAGTGTTATGAAAAATATAACACATTACCTTCTTACTCTGCTTTAGAACAAAAAATCCTTTCTGAGAGTGTTTCAGATACCGCTAGAACGGCATTTATTGACACTATAAAGAACATACAAGATCATGTTATTGATCTGGGCGGTGTTCCTCTTATTAAGGATAAGGCAATGAACTTTTGTAAACAACAAGTTCTAAAAAAAACCATTAAAAAGATAGAGGAGATCACTTCTAAGGGTGAATTTGAAGAATATCACAAAATCGAGAAATTAATTCAAGATGCTCTACAAGTTGGGGCAACTGATAATGATGTTGTTGATATCTTTGAAAGTATTAGTTTAGCTTTACAAGCAGATAATAGAAGACCAATACCAACAGGTGTTGTAGGTATTGATAATTTATTAGATGGCGGCTTGGGTAGAGGTGAATTAGGGGTTGTTTTAGCACCAACAGGTACTGGTAAAACAACATTATTAACTAAATTCTCAAATGAAGCGTTTAACCAAGGCTATAATGTTGTTCAAATTTTCTTTGAGGATAATGTGAATAACATTAAACGAAAACATTTTACAATTTGGACTGGAATTACACCAAAAGAACAACCACTTCAGGCAGAAGAGGTTGAAAGAATGGTTACAGAAAGAAAAAATTCATCAACCGGCGAGTTAAGATTATTGAAGATCCCAAGTGATTCAGTTACTGTTTCTGAAATAAAATCTAAATTAAGGAAGATGCAAGCTGATGGTTTTCGAATAGATTTAGTAACTTTGGATTATGTTGACTGTATCTCTCCAGAAAAGACAAACTATAATGAAGAATGGAAAGGAGATGGTGCAATCATGAGACAACTTGAATCTATGACATCTGAATTTGATATTGCGATATGGACTGCAACACAAGGTAATAGAGAGTCTATTAAGAGTGAAGTAGTTACAACAGATCAAATGGGTGGTTCTATCAAGAAGGCTCAAATTGGTCACGTTGTATTATCAATTGGTAAAACACTTGAACAAAAGGAAATGAATTTAGCTACACTTACTTTATTAAAATCTAGAATTGGTAGAGACGGTGTGGTATTCAATAATTGTAAATTCAATAATGAATTCCTAGAAATCGATGTAGATCATCAGAACACACTACTTGGCTTCAAAGTAGACCAACAAGAAGAAGCAAAACAACGTAAGAACAAAGCTTACAATGAGTATCTAGAAAGAAAAGAATTAATCAATAAATAAAACAAATAACATGACCGAGAAGATTTTAGTCGACAATCCCGGACGTTTCGTCCTTTTCCCAATCGAGCACCATGACTTATGGAAACTCTATAAACAACAAGAAGCATGTTTTTGGACTGCTGAAGAAATTGATTTAGGTCAAGATATCTATGATTGGGAAAACAAATTAAATGCAGATGAGCAACATTTTGTTAAACATGTGTTAGCTTTTTTCGCAGCATCTGACGGTATTGTTAATGAAAACATTGCAATGAATTTTGTTAATGCTGTACAATATACTGAGGCAAAAATGTTTTACGGTTTTCAGATTATGATGGAAAACATTCATAGTGAAACATATTCATTATTGATTGACTCATACATTAAAGATAAAGAAGAACAGAATAAATTATTTAATGCTATCGATACCATACCAGCAATTAAAAGAAAAGCTGAATGGGCTTTGAGATATATTGATAAAGGCACTTTTGTAGAGCGTTTGATTGCGTTTGCTGCTGTTGAGGGTATTTTCTTCTCTGGTTCTTTCTGTTCGATTTTCTGGTTAAAGAAAAGAGGACTAATGCCTGGGCTTACATTTTCTAATGAATTGATTTCTCGTGATGAAGGTATGCACTGTGATTTTGCATGTCATTTGTTTAATCACCATATTCAAAATAAATTGTCACAACAAGAAATTAAAGATATTGTTTGTGGTGCTTTAGAAATTGAGAAAGAATTTATTCTTGAAGCATTACCAGTTCGTTTAATTGGTATGAATTCAGATTTAATGTCGCAATATTTAGAATTTGTTACAGATAGATTATTAGTTGCATTAGGTGTTCCTAAAGTTTATAATGTAGAAAATCCATTTGATTTCATGCAAAATATTGCATTACAAGGAAAGACAAACTTCTTTGAAAAAAGAGTTGCAGAATATCAAAAAGCGGGTGTCAATAAAACTTCAGAATCTGAAGATCTTGAATCAGCATTTGGTGATTTAGAATTTTAAAATTTTTAATAAGAGATGAAAGTACTAAAAAGAGACGGAACGTTAGAAGAAATGAGATATGACAAGATCACTAAAAGAATTAGTGCTCTATGTAATGATTTAAATATGGATTATGTTGATCCAACATTTATTACATTAAAAGTTACACAAGGGATTTATGACGGCATCACCACCAAAGAATTAGATATATTGGCAGCAGAAACTGCAGCCTCTATGACAACAACACATCCAGACTATGCAAAATTAGCTGGTAGAATTGCTGTTACGTTATCACATAAAACTACACCAAAGAAATTTTCACAAGCAATTAAAGAATTACATTCATTTATTGAGCCTAAAACTGGTGTTCAATCTAGCTTAATCGCTGATGAGGTTTATGACTTTGTGATGGAGAATAAAGAAATAATTGATGGGGCAATTAATCTAACTAGAGATTTTGACTTCGATTATTTTGGTTTCAAAACTTTAGAAAGATCTTATCTTTTAAAGATTGGTGAAAGAACAGTAGAAAGACCTCAATATATGTATATGAGAGTTGCTGTTGGTATTTGTAATGGAGATGTCCAAATGGCATTAAGAATTTATGATGATTTATCACAACACTTCTATACACATGCAACACCAACATTGTTTAATGCCGGAACACGTAGACCTCAAATGTCTTCTTGTTTTTTAATTGGAAATAAGGGTGATGATATTGATGGATTATTTGATACTATTAAAGATGTAGCAAAGATTTCTAAGTGGGCAGGTGGTATTGGTCTACATGTTCATGATGTAAGAGCTAAAGGCGCCTATATTAAAGGAACTGGTGGTATGTCGGATGGTTTATTACCAATGATGAAAACTTATAATGAGGTTGCTCGTTGGATTAATCAAGGGGGTAAGCGTAAAGGTTCTTTTGCTGTTTATCTAGAACCTTGGCATTCAGATGTTCTTGAATTTATTGACCTTAGAAAAAATCACGGTAAAGAAGAAATGAGAGCAAGAGATTTGTTCTTAGCAATGTGGACACCTGATTTATTTATGCAACGTGTCGAGACTGATGGTGACTGGTCATTATTTTCTCCAGACGAAGCACCAGGATTATCTGATGCTTATGACACACCAGAAGATAAAGCATTTACTAGATTATATGAACAATATGAGCAAGAAGGAAGAGCTAGAAAAGTAATGAAAGCTAGAAAGCTTATGGATGCTATTTTAACCGCTCAAATTGAAACGGGTACACCTTATATGCTATATAAGGATGCTGCGAATTATAAATCAAATCAAAAAAATCTAGGCACAATTAAGTCATCAAACTTATGTACTGAAATTATTGAGTATAGTTCACCAACTGAACAAGCTGTGTGTAACCTAGC